ACCGTGTAGTGATCGTCGACCGCCGGATCGCCGGTGTTGGGGGCGATGGTCGAGCTCTCGCAGACGATGCCGAAGAGCGCGACGCCGGTGTCGGACGAGAGCGGGCGCCGAGCGGCGGTGCCGTCGGAGCTCTGCGCGGCGCCGAGGCCGAGCAACATGATGCCGGTCGAGACGGTTGCGTCGACGGCGGTCAGCGTGCCGCCGGTCGCCAGCGGCTCGGTGATCGTGAACGGCGGAGCGCCGGGGCCGGGCTCCGTCAGCGTCAAGACGTTCGCGTTGTGAGCCGCGACGGCGAGGCGGGCAGCCTCGGGCGTCACCTCGTGAGCTTCGTCGAGGCTCGCGATGATCGAGTTGTCGTCATCTGGACCGACGGTCTGCGCGTACGAGACCGGGATGCCGTTGATCTTGTAGGACGTCGTGCCCGTCGAGGCCGTACCCGTCAGGGTCAGCGTGTAGGTGACGAGCTCGTACGGCCAGATCTTGTAGCGAAACCGCGAGCGGCTCGTGTCGAGGACCTGACCAGGAGTGGGGCGTTGCTGCTGTGGAAGTGCCATGGCGTTCGTTTCTTTCGCGAGGTCGAGTCGTTCAGGTTCCGACGGGGGTCAGCGGGCTTGGGCCGCTCGGTCTCCGTGGACGGCCTGGTTGAGCTTGCCGTTGAGCGAGCCGCGGGCCGCCGCGGGCTTGGAGCCGGGGAGCTTGGAGCCGTCGAAGCTCGCGCGACGCGTCTCCGCCTGGGCGATCTCGTGGTCGAAGACCGGGCCGATGAACGCCGACAGAGCGGCGTCGGACTTGGTCTTCGCGTCCGCCGAATCGGTCTTCGGCTTGTAGGCCGAGATCGGACCGGCGTAGCTCGGCGCGAGGTCAACGACCGCCTGCGCCTTCATCTCGGCCAGCGTCATCCCGTCGGCGATCGGGCTGTTCTTGCTGGGCTGCCACTTGGCGACCAGCGCCGGGCAGACGGGAGCGACCAGGTCGAGGATGCTCTTGCGATCGGCGAACTCCTGCCGCTGCGCTTGGGCGTCGACCGTGCTCGCGAGAACCGCCAGCTGCCCGGCCTGCTCGGCGATCTTTCCGTCCTGCGCAGCGACCCGGATCTCGAGCTCGGACTTGCCGTCCGCGTGCTGCTTCGCGGCTGCCTGAGCAGCTGCGAGGGCATCGCCCTTCTCCTTGGCCTCGGCCTGCGCGGCGGAGATCTTGTCGGCGTGGCGCTTCAGCGCGAGCTTGATCGAGTCGACCGCAGCCTTGGGCACCTTCACGGTTGCTCCGTCGCCGAGGTCGACTTCTTCCATCTCGCCCATGCCGGCATGGGCGGCGTCAGCCGGTTGGTTCGTGTCGTCGCCGGTGTTGGTGTCGTTGGCCTGCGTGCTCATGTTCGTCTGGTCCTGATGCGGTTGGGTTCGTGCGCGTACGAGCGCGAATACGTAGTCGGTGTTGACCTGCCACGCGCCACCGTCGACGCAGATCCGCGCGAGCGGTCCTGCTCGGCCGGCTTCGACGAGCGCGAGGTGGTTGATGATGATCTTGGTCTGGAGGTACTCGTACGCGATGCCGTTGCAATCGCGGCCGGTAGCCCTGACGAGAACGGCGGTGTAGCCAGCGGAGAGCTCGACCTTGCCGCCGCGGATCTTGATCAGCGTGGCGAGGTCGCCAACGAGGATCGTGAGGCAGACGTAGCGGTAGCCGTCGCTCGCGGGCAGCTCGAGGTACGCATCCTGACCGCACGTGCCGGCGACGAACTGCCGGTAGTTCGCCGGGATCACGAGGACGTCGGGATGGTCGTCGCAGAACGGCTTGAGATCCCACGAGCGAAGACTCGCGTCCGAGCCGACCTCGAACTCGGACCGGTACTCGCCCCACATGGTGCGGCCGTCCGAGTAGATCTGCGTGCCCGTGCGGGCGGCCCAGACCTTGGCCTTGAAGAACCCTTCCTCCGTGAGGAAGTCGTCGAAGCCGTCCTTGCGCAGCGACTCGACTGCGGCCCGGAAGGCGTCGACGGTCCCGCGATCCGCTCGGGTTCGACGGCGCCAGTCGCCGTCGCCCTTGAGGATCTCGGTCGCGCGCTCGGCCGCCTTGATCGCTCGATCGACGGCCTCGGTCTGCGTCGAATCCAGGCACAGTTCGGTCTTCGACCAGCGCCACACCCGACCGTCATCGAACACCGCGCCATCCAACAGCGGCGCGGCGAGATCGGCGGCGATGTCAGTCGCGCCGCCGGCCTCGCCGATATCAGATGCCACGTCGGTGTTCGCTTCGGACATCAGCCGTGTCGCTTCTCCGTGCGGCCTGGGTCGGGGCGCGGCGTGGGTTGCTGCTGCTCCGCGCGACGACGCAGCTCGGCCTCGAGCTTCTTCTGCTCGGGAGTCTGCTGTTGCTCATCCACCGCGTTCGCCATCTCCGCCCGGCCTACCAGCGGAGATCTCGACGCGCAACAATCACCAGTCGAGCTGGTTAGTAGCGCTCGCTACGCCCTACGCCCGAGCGGCAAGGAAAGGTTCTCAGCGCTGATCTGCGCGCCGTTTCCAGCAAATAGGGCTCCGCGCTCGACCGCGTTCTTGAGCTCTCGGACGTTGCCCGGCCAGCTGTAGATCCGCATAGCGGCAAGAGCGTCACTTGCGAATGGGGTCGAAAGCGGTGCTGTCCCGGTGCTCGCCGCATAGGCCTTATAGAAGAGCGTCGCCAGCTCGACCACATCATCCTCGCGCTCGCGCAGCGGCGGGATCTCGACCTCGACCTGGGCAAGCCGGGTATGCAGATCGCGACGGAACCACGACGTGCTCAGGTCCTGCCACGTCGCCGCAATGATCCGCACGTTGCCCGCATCGGCGATCGCTCGCAGCATCGCGGCCTGGCTCGGGCCCGGGAGCTCGCCGACTTCGTCGAGGAACAACGTGCCGCCCGACGCCCGCTGAATGTTCTCCGTCAGGATCTCGAGCACCCGATCCGGCTCGGTCGGCAACGCCCCGCAATTCAGCGAGATCATCTTCCCGCGCTTGCCTCCCACTTCGTAGAGCCCGCGGGCGATCCCCTCTTTCCCGGTGCCGGTCTCGCCGGTGAGCAGCACCGACATGTTCGACGGGGCCACCCGCTCGAGCACCGCGAAGATCTCGCGCATCGAAGACGACCGGCCGAACACGCTGCCGAAGTACTCCGCCGACGAAAGCCCGAGCCCGCTGTCCCGACGGTCCGTCGACTCTTCGATCTGCTCCATCTCTTGCTCGATCTCCTGCGACTGCTCGCCCTTGAGCGCAGCCCAGACAGTCGGCCAATGGAACTTCCACCGCGCCCCGATCTTGCGTCCCTCGAATGCACCGCGGGCGCGGAGGGCCAGCACCGTGGTCGGCTTCACGTTGAGGCGCTTGGCGATCGACGCCGCGCTTTCGAGCTCGCCGGTCGACATTGGGTCGGATGCTGTCTTGGCCGCGGCCGCCTCGCCGGCCGCGGCTTTCTCCGCCTGCTGCTCGCGCCACTTGGGCATGTCGGTGTAGACGTTGAGAGATGGATCGCTTGCCACCACCTCGGGTGGCAGGAACGCGAGGTCGCGCTCCCGCGCGTGGGATTCCTTGTCGCGCTGGTCGGCTTGCTCGGCGCCCGATTGCTCAGCGAGCGGGGCGAACTTCACGGTGTACTGTTTCGGCGACACCAGCGACGGATCGTTCTTCGCCGCGATGGACAGCAACAGATCGGTGATCATGATCAGCGGGGCAACCAGCGTGTCGCTGCGCATGCCGTCGACGAACTGGTTGTAGGCGTCGATCGGCCCGCTGTTGTCGCCGAGGTTGCCGACTGCCTCCATCAACACAAGCTCTTGCGGCACGCCAGTCGCCGAAACAAAGCTGCCTTTCTTCTCCTTCAGCAAACGGTCGAGGCCCGACGTGTTTCGCCCGACCTCGCCGAGCGAGTCGTTCGAGTCGATCGTGAGGAGCCCTTCGTTATCGAGGTTTTCCGCAATCGACTCGAGCATGTTCTCCAGCTCCTCAACCTCTTTCGAGTTCGCGGGCGCGGTCTGAGCCTTGCGAAAGCCTTCTAGCTTCAAGTAAAGCAACGACATCGTGCGGATGATCGTCCCCACGTTCTTGTCGGCGCCCTTCCATTCGCACAACGGATCGTAGATCCCCTCGATCCACGACGGCGGCCAGCCGGTGTAGCTGTTGTAGACCTGCGAGCCCCAGTAGCCGAGGTCGGGCGGCGTGTCGTGTGCGACGATCGGGATCACCCGCGACTTATGGATGATCCGCTTGTTATCGTTCGGCGTGTATTGATCGTAGAAATACTCGCAGGTCTGCCAGTTGTGCTCGAACGGGTACGGCTTCAACGACAAAGCCGTCTTCGGAATGATTGCGTTGATCTTGCGGACCTTCGCCTTGTCGAGCGGCTCCGACCACTTCTGGAACGCGTCGTCGGGGTCAATCACCAACCCGGAACCGCCAAAGATCATCTGCCAGATGACAGCCGAGCGAAGACTCGTAGCGATCCCGAGCGTCTCCATCTGCGACATGATCGTCGACCACTCGTACTTGACGTCAGCGCCCTGGTACGACCACGGCTTCGACAGCATCAGCGTGGCGATCCGCGAGATCAGGTGTCGGACCACGCCGTTCTGGCTGTACGTCGCCCAGGCGATCTGCGGGTACAGCCAGCCCGAGCCGAACGCCAGTTGGTTGCGAGCGGTGCGGCCACGCGCGTCTCGGCCGACTCCTGCGAGGGAGTCGGTACGGGCCCGCTTGGGCATCATGGCCATGTCGGTGCGAGGCGCAAAGCGGCCGGTGCCATCGCGAAGCCGGTTGTTGATCTTGGCATTCATAGGATGATCGTCCTCAATCGTGGTCGGTACTGTCGGGAAACTATGAGCGGGGCCGGCTCGTCGATCGTCGAACTCGCGGCCTCCTCGAACAGGGCGAGGGCGAAAGCTGCGTCGGCGTGGCGCTTCTGCTTTCGGCGGTCCTTGGTGATCCGCTGCGGCGCGACGATCTTGTCACGACTGCCCCGAGCGAGGCTGGCGAGGTCGTCGACCAGCGGCTCGAAGTGGCCGGGGATCAGCAACCGCTCGGCTTGAAAGCTGGAGACCACGCGCTGGAAAGCTGGCTGGTGCCAGCCGTCGTTGATGCTGACCATCCTGACCTTGCCGCCGGTCCGGTCCCGAGCTCGCTCGGCGGAGTTGCTACCGATCCCGTTCGAGTCAGCACCCCCGGCCTCGAATGTCGGGAGCCTCGACCAGAGGAAGTCGTCGGCCGCGTCTTGCTCTGGCCACGGGACGGCCTCGAGCTCGAGGATGATCCCGACCTCGCGCAGCGCGTTGCGATCCTTGGTGCCGAGGACCTTGGTCGACAGGTTCTGCGTGCGGCCGTAGTCGAAGCCGGAGTAGGCCTTGAGCCCGGTCTTCACCATGCGAGCGAGCGCGGGCGAGAGGTACAGGCTCAGCCAGAGCTCGAGCAGTTCGGCGCGCTCGCGCGGCGTAGCAAACCCAGCACCGTCGACCTCGCTGTTCGGCAGCGGCCACGGCTTAGGAGCGTTGCCCTTCTCCTCGCCGTTGAGCCACACCGTCGGTGTAGCGCCGCCGCAGATCTCGACGACCGTGCACCTCTCCTTGGTCACCACGGCGCAGCGGTTGATCAGCGTCAGCGACATCAAGCTCGAGCCCGCGCGCGACGGCAGCCCCTCGAACTCTTCCTCCCACACGGAGTCGCCGACGCTCAGCCGGATGCCGGAGATCCAATCGGCCTCCGCCGCCTCGGACCACTCGCGCTCTTTGACCCGGCAGATCCGCTTGAACAGGCCCTGCCGCAGCGCCTGGTGAATGAACACCTCGTGCAGCGAGGCCCGCTGCTCGCCCTTCTTGATCGACTGGACGAGCTTGTAGAAGGCGTTGTCGGTCCCGTAGTAGGTCGAGATGAACGCGAGCCGACCACCCCACGCGAGCAAGCCCGAGCCCGCGCGCATCAACGCATCGATGTCTTGCTGCGCCGCCTCATCGAAGATCGCGTAGCCCTGCTTGCCGCGAAGGCGAGCCGGCCGGGTCGGCAGCGCGTAGATCGTGAAGCCCGAAGGAAAGTCGATCCGGTACGCGAGGATGCGGTTGCCGTCGCCGTCGACGAACCAGTCGTCGCTCTCCTGCACTTCGCTCGCGCCGAGTATCTCGTCGAGGATCGGCGTCCACCACTTGATCCAGTCGGCGCAGTCGTCGATGAATTGCCGCGCGTCGTCCTGCGAGATGGACATGAAGTACACGTCCATGCCGCCCGCGCTCGCGCGCGAGCCCGCGACTTCGATCGCCTCGCATGCTGTCGCCCACGTGATCCCGACCTGCCTCGACTTCGCGATGACCTTGACCTGCGAGCGGTCGTAGAACCACGCGCGCTGGTACTCGAGCAGCGCGCAGTCCTCTTCGTCCGGCCACTCTTCTGGCTGCTCTGGGTCGTCGAAATAGAGGGCCGGCTCTCCCGGCGAGCTGCCCTCTGCGAGCTGCTCGGTGTCAACAGGCCGCACGACCACACCCGGACTATCCACGATTTCATGGTCAGATCGCAACCCTGTTGCTTGCGCGCGTCGCGATAGATCGCGGCTGTTACGGTCGGGGCCAACATGGTCTTGCTGCTCGCACTCGTGCCGCTCGCCCTCGACGCTATCAACGGCGAGACCAACGTCAGCATCCAACTCGCCATCGGTGTCGGCGGGATCGTCCTCGGAGCGGCCGTCATGCGGGCGCTTCAGGGAGAGATGCAACGCCGACAAGGCGAAGACATCAAGGAGCTCAAAGAATGGAAAGCGCAAGCCACCCAGCAGTTGCAGGAACACGAGACGCACCGGCGCGTCGAAGCGGCCGTCAAGGAGGCCGTGCAGGAAGTCGTCGCCCTCGAGGATCGAAGCGCGTCGGCCTCAACCATCCGAGGGGCTCGTCCGAAGACGGGCTCACGGTCGCGGGTGGATCGATGATTCGGACCATGAGCTCGGCTCGCCTCTACTTCGCCGGCCGAGTGACCGGCGTCCTCACGATCCTGTGCGTCCTCATCGTGTTGCTGATCGGCGCGATGGCGATCAGCAAGATGCACCCGCCTCGAACCCTGGACCTCGGCCCGAAGACGAGCCTGCTATTCCGCGCGCCGGAGCTGCGCGAGCTCGACGTCAACAAGCGCTGGGTCAGCTAGATCAGCTAGCTCGCGCGCGAGCGCGTAGGCCCTCGACAGCCACGACCCGCCCGCCGGCCATGTCTCGCGGGCGCAAAGTTTCTCGGCT